GCCTACCAGGTTTTAAGCGATAGCCTAAAACGAAACATACAACGTAAAATATTAACGGCCGTAGGTACTGGGATTAAAAAAGAATATAGGTTGAGGACGCCCCAATCTAGTAAAACCGGTAGTTATATGAAATGGAGTAAAGCTACAGCCGCCAACCGTGTAGGCGGGAAAAACCAACTTAAGAAGGCGATTAAAAGTAAACCGTCTAGCAAATGGAAAAACAAGCGGGAATTAGCCAGGCGGGGAATTTTGGGAATAACGGCGGGTTATGATTACACCAGGGGCGGCGCGAAATCGGCGCCCTATGCTCATTTAGTGAATGATGGACACGTAGCGGTATACTGGGGGCATCGCGGCGGGGGCCGGGTTGAAGGGATCCACTGGCAAAAACCCGCCAGGCAAGCGGCGGCTACTAAATCAAAAAGCATAGTTGCGGCAAAGGCCAAGCAAGCACTAGCGGCGGCGGTAGTTATGGCAGCGAAAAGGGCAAAAAGATAAATGGCAGGAATCGGTACAGGTATCAGAACATATTTATTAACGGTTACAGCCGTTACAGATATTGTATCTAGTCGAATACGGCCGGATGCACTGATACAGAATGAAACGTTCCCGGCGATTGTAATAGATGAAACAAACAGCGATCACGAACACACAATATCGGGCGGCGGTGGAATTGTAACCAGCCAAATAACAATAGCGTGTTACAGTGAAACCAGGTTAGCCGCTGAAAACCTGGGGGAAAAAGTGCGGGCGGCGTTACAAGGATATGAGGGAAGCGCCGGCAGCGAAACAATACAAAGTAGCCAATTGAGCAGCAGGGCAAGCGGTTATTTGGTGCCTGCGGATGGATCCGACGGCGGTTTATATGTTACTAGTTTAGGTTTTGAAATCGTATTGATTGAATCAATACCAAGTTTTTAAGGAGTAGATAAAATGGCACAAACTGGAAACAGCGCCACAATAGTTTTTGGTACGAGCGGTTTTACCGCTTCTTACAGTCGTGTTGGTGGAACTGGTATGGGGCGTGAATCGTTAGACGTTTCGCACCTGGGTACATCTGATTACATGACATTTCAACCGGCAGACCTGGTAGACGGCGGCGAATTTAGCTGTGAGTTTCAATGGGATCAATCGGCATCGACATTTCCACCAATTACCGCAGCGGCAGAAACCGTTACGGTAACTTATCCCATGAAATCCGGAGAAACTACAGCGGCAACGTTGAGCGGTTCCGGATTCCTAACGGGATCCACCGGGCCAGACCTGGTAAACGGGGAAATTATGAGCGGTGAGTATACCGTTAAATGGGGCGGCCAACCAACCTATACAGCAGGTTCATAATGAAAATAAAAATTGAGGATCACCCAAACGGGTTAATCAGTGACGTTAAGTTAATCCGCATAGATGGCATAGGCGCCGGCTATTGTGGAATTTCGGAAGGGTCACCGATTTGTTTTACTAGCAGACAATCGCAGGCGGTGCGAGCGCTGGTAAAAGTAAAAGTGGAAAAGTTTATTGGCGGTACCGTTGGTTCAGTGAATGAACCACCGCCAGCGGTAGAATCAGAGGAGCTAGAGGAAAATGGCAACGATAAGTAGAGAACAGTTTTTGAGTTGTACGGGCAAGCGATATAAAACCGCTAAAATAGCCGGGTTAACGTTTAGATTCCAGAATTTAACAGAACGCGCAAAGGGTAACTTTGAGAAAAAGATACTAAACAACAAAGGCGGCGTAAATATTGAGGCGCGTAAGCTCTTGATAATTGCAACCCTGGTTGATGATGAAGGCGCCAAACTGTTAGAAAATAATGATCTAAATAAGCTGGATGATTTAGATGGGAATATAACGGGGCGTTTGTTTGAGGTAGCAAGCGCACATTGTGGTTTTGGTGAGGATGAAGTTGAAGGCCTTGAAAAAAACTCAGAAGCGCTAGCGGCGGCCGCCGAAGATTTGCCTACCGTCTAGCGCTGGCTTTAGGGTTTGTGAATGTAGATGAAATGCTAGAGCGGATCACTAGCGAACAATTCGCCGAATGGGTTGCATTTTATAGATGTGAGCCATTCGGGGAACGTTGGTTACAAACTAGCTACGTTTGCAGCATGATTAATAATGTTGTGGCTAGTAAAGCCAGCGATAGCGTTGACCTGGATTATTTTTTACCGGCCTACGCAAAACGCCAGCGGGAAAAGCAAATTATAGATACTGTTCAGGATGAAGCAGAAATGGCCGCGAGGTTTAGTAAATGAATATTGGCAGCATAGCAACAACGTTTGTTGCAAAAACCAAGCCGTTTGAGTCTGGAGTAAACCGGGTTAATAAAAGTTTGCGCGGAATGTCTGGCGGTTTCCGGCGGCAAACAGCGAGCGCGGGCGCAGTATTTAAACGTTTTACAGATGGTATTATTAGGCAATTGGCTATACTGGCAGCCGCGCTGATAGGCATACAATCTATCAAACTTGTAATAACGGCTACGGCTAAACTAGAGCAAGATGCAATCGCTATTAAAACATTTGTGGGTAGCATGGAGGACGCGCAAAAGCTACTAATGGAAATTAGGGATTTTGCAGCGTCTACGCCGTTTCAATTGGATAACCTGGTGGATGCTACCAAGGTTCTTTTAGCGTTTGGTTGGACGGCTGAAACGGTAGGTGGTCAATTGTTTATGATGGGGAATATTGCCGCAGCTACTGGTATACCGATCCAAGACCTAGCTAAAATATTCGGAAAAATAAAATCTGTAGGAAAACTAACCGGGGAAACGCTAAACCAACTAGTTGAGCGCGGCGTACCTGCTATAAGTGCGCTAGCCGCGCACCTGGGCGTAGGGGAAGCGGCCATTAGACAAATGGTAACACAAGGCGCGATCAGCTTTAATATGCTTCAGCAGGCTATGTGGGCAACGGCGGGTGTTGGTGGGCAAATGTCAATGGCTATGGCCGAACAATCACAAGCTATGTCCGGGCTATGGAGTACATTAAAAGATAACGTATTAGAATTAGGCATGTTGATTGCGGTGGGGTTTGCCAATGATATAAAATACGCGCTCAGGGTTATTATCCACATTATTAAAAAGCTAAAAGACTGGGTAAAAGTAAACGCCATAATGATAAAGCAAATGGTTGTTTTAATCGCTAAATGGGTGGCCTTTATCGCGCTATGGATGTTTTTCTTAAAAATGATTCCTTTAGCCATTAAGGGTTTCGGGTTAATTATTCGCGCTATACGTTCTCTGGCGGCGGCCCAGGTAGCATTAAGGGCGGCTAGTGGTAACATTACCAGGTTATTAGTAGCGGCTGCAGCCGCCGGCGGGGCGCTGATCGCTATCAATAAGGTATTTGACGAAATTGACAAGCAAATGAATACGCTAATTGATGAAGCGCAAAAAACGTTTAAGCTACAACTAGATGATACTGCGGTAGATGAACTAGACGCCAAAATCAAAGCGTTAGATACTAGCGTTGGTATCGTATTAAGAGGTACTAGCGCGGAAGTATCAGCCAGGGTAAGAGAAAAACAGCAGCGAGCTATGGAAAAAATACTACAAACAATTGCAGCAAACGGCGAAGACGCCGTGGCGCTGTTGGGTTTGATAAACCAAAAACCAGCTAACGCAATTGCGGGGATAGCATAATGGCAATAGTGGCGGTTACGATTGATAGAAAAAGCCGGTCTTCATCTATTACCTGGCCGGAAGCGGAAGCCGCTTACCGGGTGCGGTTTCTAGTGGAAACGGATGATGTAAACGATAGCGTAGACGGCATGGGATACCCGCAAGACCCAACAACGAACGTTAGGGTTCCATTATTGGGCGGCTACTATCAAAATATCGGTAACGATACTAATAGAAGTATGATTGCAAAGGAAATAAACGTTTCACAAATAGCGTCTATGCGTTGGGCCTATGATGTTACCTATAAGCCATTAAAAATTGGCGGTTTGGATCTAGGAACGACTAACCAACCCGGCGAGCCGCGCCCCAAAAACCCAAAGGGTAAAGAAGATGAATGGGAATACATCGGGCCGGATATTGATATTCAACTAATACAGCGTACGCGCCCAGCGGAAAAAGGCGCCTACATCGGCAAACAAACATTTAGTACGATCCGTGACCAGCTCAATTTATTTCAGCGGGTAAAGCTACATCCGGTTTTGGGGCCAGAGCCGGCGAGGTTTGCCAAGCCAGCACCGGGCCATCTAACCAGCGAAATTGTAAACGGCAAGCCAATTATAAACTCAGCGCACAAGCGGTTTGACCCACCTTTAGAGATAGATTACAGCCGATTACAAATAACGATAACCAGGAACCACGAAGTTTTTCCAACCTGGGCGTTGAAATATCAGGATAGCGTAAACAAGAAACAATTTCTTATCAACATTAACGGTTTCAAGTTGAAGCTACCCGCATTTAGTGCAAAAATTCAGGGTATAAGCGGAAACCGTAAATGGCAGAATGAACAGAAACCATTCTGGCGGGTTGATTATACGTTGGATGTAGATTTATACAGGGGTTGGCGTTTCGACGTTCTAGACAGGGGAAAAACCCAGCTAAAAGAAAAAGTGGATGCACAAACCGGTGTTAAAACTTATGTAGATGAATTGATAAGCGACGACAAAGGACAACCGATAGACGAGCCGGTTTTATTAGATGGGCGCGGCGGCGTTTCTCATAAAACGGGCGCGGCGGGTGAAGCGTCAGCCACTAATGATATAGGCGCTTACCTGCGCTATGCAGTATACCCAGAACGCGATTTTGCGCCCCTGGGTTTTGATAATCCAGCACCAATTAAAATTCTAAAACAGCAAGGACAATAATATGGCCATTTTCATTTGGACGGGCGCCGGCGCAGATACTGAATTTGATAATTCGGATAATTGGTACGGTGCAGTAGTTCCAGGAGTCGGCGACGATTGTTATTTTATAGCGCAGTACCCATTAAGTTGTACAGGCAGTGATACTGTTGAATATGGCGCGCTGGTTGTAGAGGATGGATATACCGGACAGCTTAGTTTAACCCAAAGCTATACTAGCGTAGATTATTCCGGGTCTGGCGTAAGTACGCTAGGCCTAAGGGGTGCGGCGATTACTGTAGAGGTTAAACAAACGGCTAGCGGCGGCGCAGGAACTAAGGGTTTATATATCTGGGGAACCGCATTAACGGGGATTAATATATATAACGGTAGCGTCGGGGTTGGTTATCGCGAGTCGGGAGATGTGCATGGGTTGCCCATGACTACCGCAGTAGCAGTTGGTGAAATTCGCATTATGGAAGGGGATTTAAAGGTCGCTGGTATCGTTGCACTAACTACATGCTACAATTTTGGCGCTGAAATAGACCTATATTGTGATGTTACAACAATCCATGTAAAAAACGGTACAACAAATCTACTAGATACGGCGGCAGTTACTACGGTAGATTGCCTACGCGGCGAATTTGTATTGAAAAGTAGTGGAACCGTAGCAAGTCTATTTGTAGATACAGAAGGTACATTTACGGCTACGGCGGGCGATGATAAAACGGTAACGGCGCTCAGTTTTGAACCAGGGGCCAATCTAAGCTGGTATCCGTCTAATACTACAATAGGCACGTTCACGTTACCCGGCGATCCAATAGCAATTAGAACAGACGGGATATAATGCCAGAGGGCTTTCTATTAAACGCGCGCGCTATTGCGATGCTGAAAAAAGATCATCAGCTATTACATAGCCAATTGAGTATGCTACGCGCTGGGATAGCTACCCAGCCGAATAATACTATAAGGCAACGCGAAAATGCTACATTGGTAAAAGTAACAGAAATGATTACCGGTAGAACCACCACGCAATTAGGCAGCGGGAAAGCGGAAGTATGGAACGTAGATGATGATGGTAAATTAGAGGATGCGGCGCGGGATGAATTAGATATTTACAATGATTCATTAATACCTATTCCTGTTGATAGCTATATAAGGGTTAGCCGCAACTTCCGCAGCGGGCTATGGTTACCTAGCATGGAAGTGCAAACGGCGATAGCTAAAACCGCCGGGGGAATTTCAGCCAGGAGCGGTACAACCGCCGGTAGCGGTACGGTTGATATCTATTATCTAACCAGCGCCGGAGTATTAACGAATACCGGGAAAACCGTATCGGCCTATAACATCGCCGGCGGTAATGTAAATGGATCGACATTTATAAC